AGATAATGGTGATTTCAAATCGGTAATGGCCACTCCTTACGTTGGGTGGTCAAGAAATAGACAAAAAGAAGAATACTACTACGATGAATTGTTTGATAAATCACAATTCAACACTCTTAAAAAATAATTTTCCCAAATAGGATAATTCCCAGACTAGTATTTACTTTGTTCCTGTAAATACAAATTCCCGATTTGGAACACAGTATTAAAGATAGAAAAGACCTTGTTTTTACCGATAGAATCATTGGTAATGAGGTCTTTATGCTTTTGAACGCCCATATTGGGAAAGACGAAAACCCCGATCCATTCATTTCAGGTGCGCAATTTGCCGAGGAAATGTACTATTGGAAATCGCAGGGGTACCATGTAAAGGTAAAAATCAACTCAATCGGTGGGCGTGTAATTGATGGCTGGTCTATAATTGATGCCATCATTGAAACCGAGGCCGAAACTATCAACGTAGGGTTAGCCGCTTCAATGGCGGGCATCGCTTTGATGCTAGGCAAGAAAGGGTCGCGGTCAACCAATGACTATGCAACGGCAATGATCCACGCCCCGAAAGGAGGCAGCAAGCAATTCTTAGAAGTAATCCGCGCCCAGTTCAAAAACCTACTGCAAACCAGAACTAAATTCACTGAGGCTGAAATATCGGATATGATGGATTCTGGCAAAGATTATTTCTTTGACTCCTCACAGATGCTTGAAAAAGGCATCGTTGACAAGATTGTAACAACAAATAAGACCCCTAGAATATCGGCCAACGCTTCACTTGATGAAATGTTTGCTGTTTACAATTCAATTCAGGAACCAAAACAACAACCAAAAAACGAAGAAATGGAAATTTTAAACAAACTATTCGGTGGGAAAACCGAAATGGAAAGCGTGAGCAACGCGGTTCAACTCAAGGCAGATGCCGAGGCGTTGAAGAAAGAAAACGAGGTTTTAAAGCAAAACCTAGTAGCATCGGAAGCCAAACTTCAGGCCGCTGAAAAGCTGGTTAATGGAGTAAAGGCTAAAGAGTTGGTAAGCGAAGCCGTTAAGGCTGGCAAGATTGCCGACAAGCCAGAAGTTATCGCAGCATGGGAAAAGACGGCTAACGCTGACATTGACAATGCTAAATCACTTATTGACGCCATCGTACCGGCTAAAACCACATCGGTAGTGGCCGGCTTTGAAGAAAAGAAATCAGGCTTGACTTATGAGGAGCTTGCAAATCGCGATCCTAAGAAGTTGGCAGAAATCGCAGAAAATGACCCCGCCCTGTTTGCGAAACTCGCAAATGAATATCAAGAAAAACTTAAAAACGTAAAATAACATGGCAGCAGGTGCAGAATTATTAACCCGGTACTTCACTACTGAAATTGTACCAAATCTTTTCCCTTCGACTGGGTTCATGTCGAGAGCAAAGAGAGATGACGATAAGGTAAACAACAACACCGTTGAACTTCATAACGCTGGCGCAATACCAACGGTAGAGGTTGATCGCGTTGCCTTGCCCGCTCCTATTTCTCAAAGAGCAGACACCCCACATTCTTACGATCTGGAGGAGCTTACTTCAAACCCTACATTGCTGAAGAACATTGAAGTTCTTTTGGAAATGGGCGGATTAAACAAAAGAGCCGATCTTTTGAAGGATCACATCATGGCGATCCGCGAGAAGGCGGCAAAAAGAACGTTGGTGAAATGGGCTACGGGTCTTTCGGCTGGCGCAATTATCCCGACAACTGGGACAACAAGAGTGGCTGAATCTAAAAATGGTGTGCAGACTGGAAACAGGGCATCGGTTTCAATCAATGACATTGCAAACGTTCAGCAAATTTTTCACAAGCAGGACGTACTTCCTGAAAACGAGGATTTGATGGGTGTGGCTGTGATTCCTTACTCAATGAAAACAGACCTTTTGAAACTTGCACAATTCACCGATGTTGATAAGGCTGGGGTTGGAAGAACTAGCTTACCCGGTGGTGTGTTGGCTCGTGCTTTTGGTTTCGATTGGTATATCAGAAGTGAGGCTTTGTTGCTTAACAACTCTGACGTATTGAAAGCAGAAGGCGCAGCAGAGGCAGCTAACGATCAAAACGCGGCTTTGTTCTACTCACCTAACTACGTTCGTTTGGCAATGGGTGCCATCAGAACGGATGTATCAGAGTACAAGCCTGAATACTACGGTAACATCATGTCATCATTGGCAATGTTTGGAGCAAGCCCAGCACGTAACGACAAAAAAGGTATCGTTTTACTTTTCGAAAATAACATTTAAAAAAAACATTTCATGGAAACAATAGGAATAATTAATTATCCATTTGGCCCCGCGCAGGTTTTACGCCCTGTATTTGCTGCTACGCTGGCGGTTACGATTCGATCAAACAAAACAATTCTTGACCCGGCTATATTGACTGGTGCAATGACTATCAACTTAACAATTGATAGCGAGGTGCCTGTAGGCGCAGAATTGATTACGCAGACAACGACCACCGCTACCGAGGTGACAACTTTTGGCACAGGATTTACATCGCCAACCCTTACAGGGGTGGCCGGAAAAACATTCCAAACCCTGTTTGTTTATGATGGGGTTACGTTTAAGCCAGTTGCTTTACCTCGTCAAATTGACTAATGAGCAAAGAAGCAAAAGAAAAACAGAAGCCAGAGGAAACTTTGGTTTCTGTTATTGACTCACAGGAAAGCGCAGAAAAGTTTTATCATCAGAATAAATACTCTGCTCCAAGTGTAGATTCCTTTGCTTACGTGTCAAGTGATTTTAATGTCTTTTGGGAAGCAAACCACTCAAAGGCAGAGAGTCACTCCTTCAAAAACAATCTTCAACTTTTTAAAATAAAAGTGAATGGCATTAAGTAAAGTAACGATAAACGTTGGTCAGGGCGGTCTAGGAAGACGCGCTTTGAACAAAGATAAAATTAGCGGATTGCTTTTTTTCGATGACACCTTACCATCAGGATTTACAGTAAGTGATCGAGTAAAAAAAGTTTTTTCGCTTGCGGAGGCGGAGGCTTTAGGCATTGCAGAGGCATCAGCTAATCACGATGTACACTGGTATCACATTTCGGAATATTTCAGGATCAATCCAGAAGGTGAATTGTGGATAGGTTACTTTGCGGTTCCTGTTTCTACCTACGCGTTTACCGAGATTACATCAATGGTAAACATCGCACAAGGCGAAATTAGACAGTTGGGAGTATATGCGGAGGCTTTGACCTTTGCATCAGCACAGGTAACCACTATTCAGGCGATAATTGCACTGGCAGACGCAGACGGTAAACCATTGTCGGTATTTTATGCCGCTAACATGGCAGCGATTACAGCCGTAACAGGATGGGCTGCAGTTACCGACTTAAGAACTTTGACAGCTAGAAAAGTAACGGTTGTCGTAGCGGAATCAGGAAGCGGAGCGGGTCTAGCACTTGCAACGGCAAAGGCTTTTTCAATTACTGCTTTAGGCGCAGCGGTTGGGGCGGCTTCATTGGCAAGTGTTGAACAATCAATAGGAAACCCTCAAAACTTTAATATCTCAAACGGTATAGAAATGGAGGTGCCGGCTTTAGCAAACGGTGATTTGGTTTCTGCTTTGACTGAAGCTAGTTTAGCATCATTGAAAGATAAGGGCTATTTGATAGCACGTAAATACGTTCCAAAAATAGCCGGCACTTACTTCGAAAGATGCCCTACGGCAATCGCTTCGACAAACGACTTTGCATGGTTAGAAACCAATAGAACGGTTGACAAGGCTATCAGGCTTGTTGATTCGGCACTTACTCCATTGCTACAAGGTAATGTGCTTGTAAATGCAGATGGAACGCTAAAAGCTGAAAGTATCGGTTATTACATTGACGCAGCTCAAAGACCATTGACTCAAATGGAAGCGGACGGTGAGGTTAGTGCTACTCAGGTTTTAATCAATCCAGCTCAAAACGTATTGTCAACGTCAACTTTAACCGTTACGATCAAAATTATCCCGGTAGGAATTGCAGAGCAAATAGTTGTTAACATAGGTTTAACCACAGCATTATGATAGGAGTAAGACCACCACTAATCAACGGAGTAGAATACACCCACGCAGACATTATTTTGCAAATACTTGGTGTGCCAATAGTAGGACTTACCTCTATTGAATACCGCGATATGCAAGAGATCACTGCTAACCACGGCACCGGGCATTTGCCAGTGTCGGTAGGTATCGGGGCGGTTTCTTTTGAAGGAACTTTGACAATGACAATGAAAGAGGTGCAGCGATTAACCACATCGGCACCATTTGGAAGGATTCAAAACATCCCTTTGTTTGACATCCGCGTGAACTACTTGACCGAGGCAGGAGACATCGTCTCCCACAAGCTAAAATCATGCAAGTTCAAAGGAAGGAACCCTAACTCAAGCGTAAACAATACGCAGATCGAAGAGGCTTTGGAGCTATTCATTGCAGACATCGATTACAACGCGACAACTTAAAAACTAAAAAATGACCCCTAACGCAGAAGAAAAAAAAGAAGGAGACTACACGTTGATAGTCCCTTTAAATCGCGAAAAAACAAAAACGGCAACGTTTTATTTGCGCGACATTGACGAGACGGTATTTTTGGCAACAAAGGCGTTGTTGGACAAAGGCAAAGAACTTGACGCGGTTCTGGTAATGATTAAGGCACTTAGAGTAGGCGGAGACGATCCTAAAGTTTTAGAAAACAACTTTATCGCGAAACAGTCCGCTTCATTTTTACTTGGTCAGTTTTTAGAACCTGTTCAGGGTGAGTTAAAAAAAAATTAGATGAATATGAGTTGTCGGTCGATAGAGACGCACAAGGCAACATCATTTTATCGGACCCAATGAATAAAGGCGGACTTAGGCAGATACAAGCCTTAGTCCGTTTTTATTTACATGCAGAGCCTAAAAGTTTTGACGAATTAGCCAGACAATGGAGCGAGTTAAAGTTCGCATTACAATTTGATGGGAAACTAAAAATTGAGGAAGTTAAAAAAGGGTAATGGCAGGGGAAAG